CAACAACTTGTTCTTGTCCGCCATTATCTGTAGCCCACGCATAACTTGGACCAATAAAAAATAGCCAACCTGTTACAAAAAGGCTAGCTAAAAATAGTTTTAACTTTCTATGCAATTGGATCTCCAAGTAACAAAATTTTTGTTACATAGAGATTATATCATGTTTGTTTATTTAAATAATCTTAGTTACTTAGGATTATCTGTTTTGTAAAAACCATTTCCTTTGAATTGTATTCCAACTGTTCCATATGATCTTGCCATTCCGTATCCGCAAGAAGGACAGGGTGGAACAACTTCTGTTTCATCAAACTTACGAGTAACTTCTAATGATTTGTCACATGTTACACATGAGTATTCATATATTGGCATTTACTTCTTCTTTGCTCTTTGTTTTGCCAAAGCATCAAAATCTTTTACTTTAGTCTCCCCCATGTATCCCCAAGCATATCCTTCGTTAATCATTTTTTGATTTATTGAAACTTCTGATCCGTCTAAAAATACCCATCCAAGGATGCGTCCATACTTTTCTGATGAGTCCATTTTTTCTGTTTTAATTACAACAGTTTTAGAGGAATCAATTGCTTTCTTTAAATATTCTTTAGATTCAAGACCTAACGCTTTTTCTATTTTGTCTGTGGTGCGGCTTTCAGGAGTATCGATTCCTGCTAACCTTACTCTTGAGCTAAATGATATATTAAAACCAAGATCAATATCTACATCAATAGTGTCTCCGTCAACAACTTTACTTACCTTTTTAACATAATATTCAAACATTACTTTATCTCCTTTATTGTTTTTACCAAATCATGTATTCTATATTTTTGTAAATCTCCAAATCCTGCAGATACCATTATATCCTTTATTCCAATATTTTGCAGTTTTAATATACTTGACATAACTTTATCTTTAGTTCCAGAATATTCGGGGTCTAGACCTTGAATTGTTTTATTTTTAATAATTTCATCTATTTCTTTTTGAGTATCTCTAATGCATACATTAATTTTAACTACCGTTTTGTTTATATTTTTACTTGATAGTCCTTTATTTATATATTGAGATAGCTCAGTTATTAAAATATCTGAGTGTTGCTCGGCTGAATTTAGTATCTGGTCAGAAGATCCGCTAACCGCTATTTCTGGTTTTTCACCTGGCAAGCTTTTAAATATTTCTAAAAAAATATTTAAATGATTTCTTCTTGATTCTAAATCCATAAAACTATTAATTCTATCTACAGTTGGAATTGGCACATCTTCATCTTGAAGTAAATCTCCAGCTACAAAATTTATAATTAATCTATTTGGCTGTATTTCATAAAATCCATCACACTGCATTTTTAAATACTCTGGACTTATTGCGTGTGGCCTTATTGCAATCATATATTTAAGTTTATGAGTTTTATTAATAATATGTGGAATTTTAATAAAAGAATCTGGTGTTTTTGAGTTATATGTTAATAAAACAGAATAGTATCCCACTGATTCTAGTTCATTAGACAATTCAATTAAATTTTTTATAGAATAGTTTTCTCTAGCAAGCCAATGAAAGTTAAACATAGTTCCTTAATGTTAGAGAGCAGTTTATACACATGCTCAGGTGTATCCTTCGGGTAGCAACCCGAACAGCCTGCGACTCCCCAGTGACGGGGTGCAGACTTCTATTATATCTTATTTTATTTTGATTGTCTTTGGCTTTTGGGCTTCTGGAGTATTTCTCTTTAAAGAAATCACAAGTAGGCCATCTTTCATTTCAGCCTCAACAACTTCAATGTATTCTCCAAGAGCAAAAAATTTTTGAAAATTACGTGATGCAATTCCTTTATGTACAAAAGAATTATTTTCAGTTTCTTCTTTATCTCCGAATACCCTAAGTTCATTTTGTAATAGATCTATTGAAATATCTTGTTTAGAAAATCCTGCGACTGCAAGTTCAATTCTAAAATTATCCTCATCAATTTTAATTAAATTATGTGGCGGATAGTTAGTTGCAAATAGATCTTTATTAGATGTGATTCGTTCTAGGTTTCTCCCAAAACCAATAAAAAATGGATCATTAAAAAGATCCATAGGGAATGTTGTTACCATTTTATTCCTCCTTCAAGCGAATAAGTTAAATTAGGTCCCATTCGGCGACCTATATATATTGTACCATATTATTCAAGTGGCATAATCCCTTTGTCTTCAATGATTCTTTGAGCTTCTTCCGTTAAGCTAATTGTTGCTTGTAAATTTTCATCGTACTCTACAGATATCAAATCCTTGCTGTACAATTCTAGTAATGTATCATCTACGTAATCGGTATGTGCTTTCCATAACTCTGGTGCCATATCTTTTGCCGTATCTGTAACTTTAAAAACTATTTCTCCAGATTCATCTATACCAGACAATTCTATTGCGCCAATTTCCATATAGTAATTAAATAGATCATTATCTTCAGACTCTTCCACAGCATCTCCTTGTGCAACAGGTAGGACTTGAACCTACGATTACCGAATTATGAGTTCGGGGCTTTAACCAACTAAGCTACTGTTGCTCATAATTAATATATTATATATATTATATCTGAGTAGGTCAATAGCTTAAAATTTATTATGCTTATAAAAATCTTTTGTATGAATAAATCCAGGCAAAACATATCTCATTGGGCCAGCCTCTGGTGCTTTTACTCCATGCCTAAATTCTTCTGTTCCAGGAAATATTAAAAGTGAACCAGGTTTTGGCTTTATTTGAAATTCTTTGTGCACAAAATAAAATTCTCCACCATTATAATTATCATTTAAATAAATAATAGATGCATATTGTATTGATGGATCTGTGTGTACATCTGTATGTTCTTTTAATGGAACCCCATCATATTGTCTTTGAATACTTCCAAATCCTGGGATATCTAGCTCTGGAAAATCTTTTAAAATATCTTTAAGTCTTTGAGTAATTACATGTCTTTCATCTAAAGAGTTTGTACTTATTATTTTATCTGCCCAATTATCTGTTACTTCAAATTTGCCCTCTTTAACTAAATTATCTACATCATCTCTACCAAATTTTGTTAAACAAAATCTTTTTAAATTTGCTAAATACTCTACCCTCCACCCATCATCATCAGTAGATTCAGCAACTTTAAGCAAAGTTTCTATTTCTTCTTTTTTTAAAAAATCATCTACTAATATTACTTCATCTATTACATATCTAGCACTATATCCATTTTCAATAAATTTAGATAGCATCTTTACCCCCAGAAATATTTGCTTCTACAATTTGCTGGACATACTCAGAAAAATGCTTTCTAACATTTCCAGGTGGTCTTGATCCAATTGCATTCCATATTCTTGTATACTCTATTATATTTGAAAATGTTGTTGGACAAATCATAAGACCATTATACTCTTTTAAAACTGTTGGTAGAGGAACATGTTTTCCACAACATTTACACTCTTTAGCTTTTTCTTGATATATACTCATATTACCATCATCCTATCCATTGCGTCTTTAAGTTCATTTGGCATTCTTGGTGCCCTTATCATATTTACTGAAGATACGTCTGGGTTATCCTTACTAAAATCATTATCATAAGACATTGATTCGTATGTGTGTATGTTAATTTCTTCATTTGAATCAAATCTAGTTCCACGTATTGCATTAAATATTGATCCACAGACAGCATCTGCCAAGTCTTTTGATCCTTTTCTTGGGTGGTCTACCTTATCTCTCATAATTTTTAATTGCAATAATTCATCTATAAGTAAAGGAATGTGTGGCCCTTTTAGTCTTTCTTCTAAAACTATCATCGCCATATCGTCGTAGTGTTTTTTAGCGACAGATAGAATTTCTGTATTGATGCCGTATTGTTTTAGTTGTTGCATCATATCGTGAGAATTCCATCTGTCAAAAGTACATAGTCTTATTTTAAATCCTTTTGTTCTTAAAGACAATATGTAATCTTTTACTTCTGTAAAGTCTACAGACTTATCTGGTGTTGGGGTCCAAAATCTTACTGCATCTACTTCTACTATTGGTGCTGGCTGTGTATAAGTATCACTTACTTTTACATTAACCCATTTTTGAACATGTGCTAAAGAAACTGCACAATGGTCATGCTTTTGTGCAAGGTCTACGTGTATAAAATATTCTTTATCTGGGTCTGGTGCGAACCAATTTTCAAATCTTCCAAATTGATCAATAGCAACTGCTGTGTTATTAAATGCTGTTTCTATTTTTTCTCTTGATTTAAAAAATGCATCTACTGCGTCTGACGGCATGCAAGCAAACCTTCCTAATGCATCCATAGAGTTTTTATAAAATGCTACTTTAAAATCATCAATGCTTCTAGTTGGATTAATTTCCCAGGTCGGACGTTTTAATGCATATACTTTTGGAATAGAATAAGAAAGAATATGGTCTTCTTCCCATTCAACTACAAACTCATTACCTTCAGTTCCGTCTGGGAGATCGAGATCCATTTTAAAATTATGGCTTCTTACTATAGTTTCTTTTTCAGCAATAACAGATTCGTAAAATTTTTGTATTGGATCATTTTTAAATCTTGGAAAAGAAAGTAATATTACTTTGCCAAAATCTGGGAAACGTGAGTCTACTGATGCTCTGTACATTTCGTATATAGCATCTGCAGTTTTAGCTTGATCATGTCCAGTTGTATTCTCTGTAGCAAAACCTGAAATCTCATCAAGGATAACAACAATAACGTTATACCCTTCCCAAGCTTCACGCTCAGAGTGACCAGAATGAACTGTAATAGATTTATCAAATTTCATTTCAGAAGCTTTGTCTGTGTATTTTCCAGTAAACCATGGAGACTTTTCAATACGTGTCTTAAAACCTTTAAAGAAAACATTGTTTGCTTGTTGTGCGTTAATAGCAATATTTAAAATATCGATTGCATCTCCTGGTGGTTTCCCATAATATGACGCTGGGTCCTTCAGGCATAATAACAAATACACAATATAAGCTGTTGCAATTGTTGAGCAGTAGTCTTTGCCAGAACCTTTGCCAAGTTGAGCAATTACTTCGTTGGCTGTTTGCTTAAATATTCTAGAGCCTTCTTCTTCTCCAAATAATTTAATTAATGTAGACTCTTTATATATTTGAGATGACTTTTCAATTAGTGTATATTGATAATTTGAAAGTGGTGGTAAGGCTAAGTAATTAGGGTTTGTAACAAAAGTTTGTAGGTCTACTGGTCTTTCTTCAAACTCTTCATTATCTAAAATATCTATTATATCGGAAAAGTTAAATGACATTGTATTTCCTTGGAACTTTTATATAATTATACAGATTGCTTGAATGTGAGTACCTCACTTTACTTTTTACTTCTTTTACCCCATGCAAACAATGTTCTTCTGCGCTGTGTATAAGCAAATCTCCTTTTTTAGGTTTATATTCTATATTTTGATTTGGATAATAAACTTCACCACCTTCAAAATCATTAAAATATATTATTAATCCATACAAATTATTTTTTTCAAAATGAAAAACATCACCTTCTTTGTATAAAGACGCCTTTTCTCTTAATTGTAAAAAGTCGTGATTATCTGAATGCAGGCCCCACGACTGCCCTTTTTGCATTCTTATTAATCCATTATTTTCATTTAAAAAAATATTATCATTTAAAAGATAGCTTAATCTTTTTTTTATTTCAGAAATTGTAGTTATAGAAATATCTGATGTATAGAAACTAAAATTGTCGTGCCAGAGATCTTCTTCTATTAAATTAGAGTAATGTATAATCCTATCGCATTCATTATCTGTTGCAAAATTATGATATACGTATATGTCTTCTCCAAGTTTTTCAAAATTGGTTTTATCAAACATTAGACTACCTCTTCAGAATTTATTACAACTGGTTCTACAATTCCTGTAATTTGTGATAGCCTTCTTGCTACATCCATTTTACATTTTGGACAAGAGGCTGTAACCTCTTTTAATATTTTAACCAGAATGTCTTGCTTGTGCTCTGTTTCTGCAATTTGTGCTGCCATTTCGGCATTATCTAATAAACCAACTTCTTTAAGCATAGTAATTCTTTTTGTTTCAATATCTGAAATCAATTTAAGAGCGTTAGCCTTAACATTTAATTGACCTGCCTGATCTGCATCTTCTACTGTTTTCCATGCCTCTTTAATTAACATAGAGTAATGTTGATCAGCTCCTGAGATAGCCTCTTTGGCCCGTTCCTTAGAGCTTGTATCGTTGTATACGACAGTTTTCCACTCGTCTATAAGTTCTACTACGTCTGACCGCTTATAGCCCGTCAGAGAGGCAATCTGGGTCGGATTATTGCCCTTTAAAAGTTCGGCAACAACTTTATTCATGCGATCAAAATGATCTGATAATTCAATTTCCATATATGTGTATTATAATTCTAGTTGACTAAAAAGTCAATTAGATTTGGCTATTTTATATAATATTAGATAACCTATTAAATCATCTATATCATTATCTCCAGCAAATCCTTTATTATTCTTTACCCTATTTAATTTATCATCAATTCTTACCTTTAATTGTTCTGTTGAGTCCGCCGTTGAAAATATTCTAATTGGCTCTAGGGCTGAATTGCCATAGGATATATTTTTTTCAATTAACATTTGAGCAATTTCTAAACAAGAATTTAATATTTTATTTCCCGCTGGGGCACTGACTGCATGTAAGTATAGGTCTTCATATCTAAATTCTTTTACATCTTTAAATACTGGCTTTAGCATTATAGATCCATTCTAATAGTTCATGTTTTGGTTCCCAGCCAAAATCATTTTTTGCTTTGTTATTATCCGCCAACGTCTCTTTAACTTCACCTGGCCTATCTTCTATGTATTGTACATTATTGCATATAGTTTTGGCAATATCTAATATAGATATATTTTTACCAGTCCCAATATTATATGTTTCTCCAAATATAGATTGATTATTTGAAGTAGCTGCTAATATGTTAGCCTCTACTGCATCTTTAATATAAGTAAAGTCTCTTTTTTGAGTGCCATCCCCAACTATAGTTAATGGTAAACCCTCTTTGAATTGTTTTAAAAATAGCCCTACTACTGGTGCGTACTGGCCTTTTAATGGATGTCTTTCACCATATACATTAAAATATCTTAAAGAAACAGTCTCTAATCCATATAGGTTAAAATAAACTCTCATTAAATTTTCTCCAAATATTTTAGCTGAAGAATAGGTAGTTAGTGGATCTGGTTTTTGAGATTCAATATTAGGCAATGTATTTTTCTTTCCATATGAAGATGATGTACTTGAATATATTACACGCTTTACATTATTTGTTTTAGATGCTTCTAAAATATTAAATGTTCCAACAGCATTAGTGTGCATTGATTTTCTTGGACTCTGTATCGCAATTTGAATTCTAGCATCTGAGGCTAGATGAAATACGTAATCTACACCTTTAAACAATGGCTCAATTAAATCATAATCACATATGTCATATTTATAGTTATCTGCTTTGCTATTCCAATAAAATTGTTCATTTGACACAGCACTTTCATTATCTATACATATAACCTCATGTCCTAAATCTATTAATCTATCAACAATATGGGAGCCTATAAATCCAGCACCTCCAGTAACTAATGATTTCATTTAATTTTCCTAAGCCATAGTTGCCAACCACGATTAATTTCTTCTAGATAAGGCTTGTGTACATTTAAAAATGAGTCTATTGCTAGTCTTGGGGCATAGATATCTCCATCTGGATGGGTCCATTCGTAATCATCAAACGCCATAACTCCGCCAATCTTAAGCAAACCCCAGGATAAAATAGCATCAGACAATACAGTATTTGCTGTATGGTCGCCATCAATATAAATAAAATCATATTGTTTATCTCTATTATTAATTAAAAAATCTGTGCTACTAGTTTTATATTTTAATATCTTGTTAAAAAAGGGCTGTATTCTTTCATCAAATTTTTTTTCGACTTCTCCCATTGTAAATTGCTGTTGAAGTTCGCCAGCATGTTCTAAACTTCCAGCCCAAGTATCTACGCATGTAAGTCTTGCGGAATCCGAAGTAAGAATATTTTCTAACATGTAAATTGCACTGTCGCCAGTAAATGACCCTATCTCTAAAAATTCTAGACTATCTTTGCCATTATATTCTCCTAAAATATTTTCAAAATTTGTACTTGCTTTAACCCCATCAAACCAGTTTGGAAAATTTATTTTTTTATTTGGGTCTATATCGTATTCATGTATATATTTTTCTTGACCTGGCTCTCCTCCCCATTTTTTTATATAGTGTTCATATATACCTTTAACTTGCAAATCCCAGTCTGTCGCTTCTTTTTTATCTTTTAATGTTGCTGACCCTACGTGTGAAACTCCGCCAACACGATCCATTGGAACATAAGTTATTTCTCTGTCAGTTATTTCTTTAATAACATATCCTTTTGATCTAACTCTTCTATAATAATCATTATCTAACAAATATCCATTTTGTTGAAATGGCCAAGCCTCGTCTCCCCATGGACCAATATCTTGAAATGCTTTTGTGTTAAATGCACACAAGACATCATAGTTTGTAAAAATTACTCCCCAGTTTTCTGAAATTGTTTCTGCGTACTTTACTAACTCTAAGTCTGTATCGTCATGTACTTCACCATCATTATGCATAAAAGAATAAAAATCAAAACTATTGTCTATAGCATATTGTCTCATTATATTTTGAGTTTCTGTAAATGTCATTCTACGTTCTGGATTCCATACCCTAAATTGTGTATTTTCATAAACTGAATTAGGTATTTCTTTTTCAGAGTTGTTAAAAATAATATACTCATCATAAAGATCTAACTTAATACTTTTTACTGCTTTTTCTAATAAATCAAATCTATTTACGACAGGGATAAATATAAATTTTTTCATCTTTTTTTAATTAATCCAAACTGTTCTAAATACCTTTGTATAGTCATAGCAGAAACATTACATTCTTTTCCAATTTCAGTAATTGTTTTTTTTTGGACTATGTATCTACGATATAGCCAATCTTTACTTTGATATAATTTCATGGAGCTGCCATTTTATAAAAATGTTTAAATTGATTATATGGTATAACATTTGGGTCTATCCACCAATCTTCATGCCAGTTTCTTACTACTAGTGCATATCCATATGAATCCAGTATTTCTCTTTGAGCATCTCTTTCCGAATTTTTTTTAAAATCATTTAGGGCTTCATGCTCATACGTTATAACAGTAAATCTATATTCATTTAATGGAATTTGAATTAATCCATGCAATGAACTTGCATTATCTCCTAATTGTTTTGCATTTTTATCAAAACCAGCATCAATATCTATTTGAAGAAAGTCTATTTGATTTGGAAAATTGTTTTCAACAAAATATTTTTTATAGTCAAATTTTCTTGCATCTTCTAAAAGGCATGGATTTATTCTGACATCAGCATGTAGTAGTTGATATTTTGGTAATATCTCGAGGGATAGACCATTCCATTTAAATTCTTTTTCTAAGTAATAGGTATTACTTCCTTCTATTGGATGATTTGCACCTAACTCTACATAATAACCATTTATTTTTTTATTTAAAATTTTAATTATAAAGTTTTCTTGATCGCTATCTCCATATTCTAAATTAAAGTTATTATTTGTTTGTGTTCTTTCGCTCATCGTTTAGTTAACACCTCATTTGAATAATGTGCGATGCCAAATGCATCTGCTACGTCAAAATCTGTTAATGATAATTTATATTTATTATTAAAATAATCTACAGTTCTTTGTTTACGCATATTGCGTAATTGATTCTTATACCAAGAATCTGCATAACCAGGATTTTTTAATCTTATTGCAGACTTTTCATCTTTCGTTGGATTTTTGTTGCCAATGAACGCCTGCCACGAGGATGGGCTAATAGTAATAACCTTAGCGCCAGTAGACATAAGCTCAGCAATAACAACTCCATATACATATGATAATTTTATCACAGCATCAGGTGATCTGACAAGTATTGCTCCTTCTACTACAATATAATCTGACTTTAAATTATCTAACATTGCTGCTACTTTAATCTTTGCATCATGTATTTTTTCGTATATGTCTGCACCAGATAATTCAATTTTTCCCCATTTTAAAGGAATATTATTTTCCATTAAACAAAACGCAACTGAAGTAGTAGAGGCATCTATGCCTAGTACACGATATGCTTTTGTTTTAACTAGGCTAGCTAAGTTCACCTAATATACCCCATATCATTTTTTTACTTTCATATGTTATATTTTTTTCACATGTAGCACAAATATCATTTTGATTATATCTACTTAGTTTTGTTTTACAATGTTTACAAGATCTAACTGCGCCATTCTTAATAGCTTTTTTTTCGTAATACTTTTCCATAATTCTTTTGTTGGTTGCAATCCTGCAGCATTCATCAGTACAATATTTTTGATTATGTGTTTTTGGATTGAAGTCTTTATTGCATTCTTTATTTAAACAGATCATATTTTAGGAACCTCATATTGATCTATCTGTACTGTTCCTATTAGGCCTGAGTAGCATTCCTTTTTAATTGGACAATAGGTACAAGGCATTTTAGATTTAGATGATCCCTTTGGGCGCATTGGTAGGTCTCCGTCTTTAAAATTATCCCAAACCTCACGCATCCATAAAAAAGTATCTTCAATAATTTTAGTATTTTTTTCATTCATTGAAACTGGTATTACTATAAGCTCTTGAGTGTTTTTGTTTTCATACAAAAAGAATCCTTCTTTAGCATTTTTTAATTTCATATAAGTTAACAGTTGAAGCAAATGATTTGCAGTCGGCTTCATCTCTGATTGTCTTCCATCCCAAACCTCTTGTTTGGCAGTTTTAATTTCACCAATTACTGTTTCATTATCGTATTCCATAATTAAATCTATAAAGCCACGGATTGGAGGATATTCATTTACTATCTCTTCTTCTTCCGCTCTCCATTCTGGCATTGTTTTAATTAAATTTTGTAGTCTTTCATGGGCTTGCGTACCTTGTGCCATGTTGGCAACTGCAACAGCATCGTTGTCGTCAATAAACATTGCGCCAGAAAAAGCCATGTACCAATATCTTGGGCAAGTTCCATGACCATACCCTAAAGAACTTGGACTAAAAGACTTCTTTGTCATTTCTCCATCAGCACGTTTTGTATTTCTATATGATTCATCAAGCAATTGTGCAAATCGTTCTGGGTCAAAATGCTTTCCCGTATGTTTTTTAAATTTAAGATTTTTTACTATATCTCTACCCATTATGAGCTATACCTAACGACATACTTAAGTGCATCTACAAGTTTGTCTATAGACTCTTTTGCTGAATAATAAATATTTTTCTTATTGTTATTTACAGTTCCTGCTTTATCTTTTGCAATAGTAGAATATACTGACGCCATCATAGAAAATTTAGTTGACATAGCTTGAAGCTCTATAATTAAATATGGTGCTTTAGCAGATGGAACATCTGGGTTCATTAATAACTTTACTACAATAGCCAACGCTTTATCTAACTGTTCATCATTCATGTACTCATGAAGATCGTTAAACTCAGTAATAGAATTAATTAACTCTAATGTATTTTTATCTTCCACTATTTATCCTTTTTTACTTTATATGGACCAAGATCGGCTTTAATAGTGCCATCTTTTCTAAGTCTTATAATTCTACCATTTTTAATAATTGTTTTATTAAAAGGTATTTTATTATTGCTTCCCATTTTTATCCTCCCAGCATTCTACTAATTGTTCTAGCAAAGCCCATTCAATTACTGCCAGCCTGATTTTGCTACTAGATGGGCCAAGGATGAGTTTGAGTACTGGATTCTTATCCCTACTAACTTTAAAAGTATCTGTACATATCTTAGCCCAAATACTTTTTGAAATAGAGATTGATTTTTCGTACTCTTTATAATCCACCACAAAATTTTTCCATTGAGCGTCACCTTTTTGATAATCACCACGTCCACTATTTTTTTGTTGTCTTGCGCCATCTCTTTTAGCCTCTGATCTTTCTGACATTAGCCATTAACCTTAAATTGATTGTCATGTCCATCTGGACATTTCCAAGAAATAGTAAATGTTGCTGGATCCCAAAATGCTTTTTCTGCATCTTTATCACACTTAGAACATGGCTTTGTTCCAGGTATTTCTTCAACTCCGTTTTTTTGTAAAATTTCAGGTTTATCAAAAAACTCTTTAAGATTTGGCATTTATATCCTTAACTAGTTTATCAACAACCTTTGGATTTTCTTTTAAATACGCAACTGCTTTAGCACGACCTTGAAATCTTTCTCCATTAACTGTATACCAAGCGCCACCTTTTTCTACAATGCCACACATTTCTGCAACATCTAAAGATTCTCCTACTTGATCTACTCCTAAAGTTTCTCCTTGGTAATAAAAATCATATTGTCCAGACAAATTTGGCGGACCAAGTTTATTATAATCAATAATCCAATTAACTGGTCTTCCAACTCTTTGTTCAATAACTTTATCTCCAACTTTGACGCCGTCTTTAATAGCGTTAGCCTCAGCTTCAGAAGACCAAAGCTTAATAACAGTAGAAGAAAAGAATTTTACTGCCATTCCTCCTGTTGGTATATGTGAAGCATGCATGGATCCAAATTGATTTCTTTGTTGAGAAATTAAAACAAGTAATGTATTTTTATTAGCATAATTTAACATCTTAACTGCATGTGTCATATCTTTTGCTTCTGCGCCTATTTGTTTTGTATCCTGCAAATCTTTTAATTCATTTCCATCTTTTTCAAAATAAATTGCTGGCAGCAATGCTGATATGGAGTCCACAACAATAATATCAACTTCTGCTTCCATTAATTTTGTTGCAACATCTACCATATCATTTACCGTTTTTGCGGATGAGTATATTAATTTAGATGAGTCTACTCCAAGTTTTTCTGCCCACGACTGGTCATATGATGCTTCTGCGTCAATCCAAGCACAAGACTTGCCTTCTTTTTGAGCCATAGCAATCATTTGTAAACAAAACGAAGATTTACCAGCAGACTTATTGCCCCAAACCAATACCTGTCTGCCAAAACCTAGTCCACCTTTTAACGCCATATTAAGACCAATGCTTGGTGTTAGTTGTTTTT